CAAGGCATGGCAGAAAGGCTTCGGCTCTTATCTGGGAAGCCCTGAGAAGACTATCGTTGTGATCACTGATGGCGCTCACGATCCTCTCCCCCAAGACCCGGTATTTTGTGAATTGGGTATCCCAGCAAAGGATATCTTCTTCATTCTCGAAAGTCAACTGATAGGAACTCAGCCATGAGCAACAAACTGAAGAAACTCTCCGTGTCCCTCAACAAGGCCGGGATCATGATCACCAACGAAGGTGACAACTTCCTCTGTACTCAGGTCGGCGTGTTCAGCGTCATGGGTCGGGACGCTGGTTTTGCTCCCAACGTATTGTTAGATTGCGAAACCGCCAGCTGGGTGGCGCTCACAGCTTCGGCTCTGGCCGTAGACGCTGGATTCGTCAAGTTGATGCCGCTGAAAGCATGTTGGGCCAAAAACCAAGAGATGACGGAGTTCGAGACTGATCCGGCAGTGGTTTCGGATGCCCTGGTCAAGTACAAACGCCTGCAAGCCCTCTCCCTCGCCCGCGAGACCTTGAAAGAACTCAAAGGCGAGAAGACCTCCGCCATCGTGGGACTGAACGGGCAGGGACTGGACAAAACCTCCTCCGCCGGTAGCCCCATCATCACCAGTGTCGGTTGAGGTAGTGAAGATGGACAACAAGCAGAAAGTCTGGGAGTGGCTCGAAGCTGCCTCTTCCGTCTGTGAAGGGATGGGTTGCCCCCCGATCATCAATCGTACCGAGTTTGACGAAGGTTACGTCGAGGGGGAGGAGATCCCATTTCAGGTGGGTGAGAGCGCGGTGATCACGTTCGTACCGAGTGAAGGTGAGATCTACCTCAGTGTCAACGACCAGGCACCTTCCTCTCATGCGGTGGCGGTTCTCGTGATAACGTTCGAACGAGCCCCGACAACGGATCACTTTTCGGTCAAGCAACTCGGGCTGCCGTTCTTGGTGGTCGATAATGCCATACACTTCATTCAGAACTAAGTACCCCGACAAGTCCAACTGAAGGTGAAAGGTTATGAATCAAGTTTTCAATGGAGTCTGCCCGAGTTGCGACTCTGAGTGTTCAGTGGTAGTTGAACACGCGCCGGGGGATGCTATCCCTGACACTTGCCCGTTCTGCGGGGCTTCCGTCGACTACGAAGAGGTCGGTGACGGGGAAGAGGGTGAGTAAAGATGAGGGGCCTGCGGGCCCCCTAGTTACTGGTATCACCCATCCACCGTGGCAAGATATCATGATTTATGCCGGTATAGATTATTCAATGTCGTCACCCAGTATCTGCGTCTGGGATTCCACGACTGAGTTGAAATTCAAGAACTGCTTGGTCTACAACTTTGGCAACTGGTCCCGCTGCGGATATTTCCAGGGCGACAGGGGCAACCTCTCCATCCTCAAGCAACCCGCCTTCTCTTGTAATGAAGAACGCTTCATCAACCTTGCCAACTGGGCCAAGGCCGTCATGATTGAGAACTCAGTCGATAAGGCGGTGCTAGAGGGATACAGTTACGGCTCCAAGGGTAACACATTTGAGATCGGTGAGAACACCTCTCTTTTGAAGAACGCCCTATTCAACCTGAAGATCCCGTTCGCAATAGTTGACCCCAACACCATCAAGAAAAATGCTACCGGGGCAGGAAATGCCGGTAAAGACGTCATGTATGCCGCTTTCGTCGAACAGGAAGGCGTTTTGTTGGAAAGGCAGATCGGCTATCATACCCTTGGCGATTCCAAAGTGGACGTCAAGCTCAAGGAGAAACCCTGGGAGCTGAAACCTGTCGATGACTGTATCGACTCCTTCTTCGTGTTGAAGAGTCACCCTGACATCAGGAACAATCAATGAAAAGTCCTTTTACGGAATTTGTGATTATGCATCACAAAGCAGGCGCGTCGGTTGAAGAAATCACCGACGAAGCCCAGGTCAAGTTCCGGGATCGCGGCGTGAGGCACAACCACGTCGAACGCATCGTAGAGAACTTCATCAAAGGAAGAATCAAAGACGGAGGTGCGAGCGATGTTGAACAACCTTCCTCTTGATCAACTCACTGTAATTGCAGGAAGTGTTGGGTTCGTGTTTGTGGCCCTTGTCAGTACTGTCAAGGTGTGCCGCCATCTCCTCGCGTTCTTACATCTCCTCGCGGCACAAACCAGGATCGGTGTCCTGGAATTCCTGGATCATGTTGCGTACAACACCCTCTATGAGATGGGAGAAATGCGTAAGATCGAGCAGATTCCTGTGGTGGCCTTCGGGGTTTTGCTCTGGAGTTTGCTCTGGACTGTGAATCTGTACGGGTTCATATTATACATTTTGGTTTTCGTGGGGTGAGAAATGCCGACGTACAGCTACCAATGCAAGGGGTGCGAGGATACCTTCGAAAAGCTCCTCAAAATCAGTGAGCGCAAAGACCCGGAGCAGTTGCCTTGCGATAAATGCCAGGGTAAAATCACTCAGGTATTACTGGCTGCCCCGAGGATAGTCTCCGGGGTTTCAGTAAGGGATAAACGCCCCGAAGGTTGGAAAGACGTTCTTAGGAAAGTCAACAGCACAGCCGGAAGGAAATCTACGATAGACGTCTAGCGGGAATTCCGAGATGGCGGAGATAATCACCAAAGATGATCTGGCGGTGTTGGTCATTCAAAGATCAAAGAATGGTTCCATCACCTGCCTAGAAGCGATGGCTGATATCATTGGCGAATTGGGGATAGACCCCGAAGATGTCAAGGCTTATATATCAGAGTCCCTTCGGGTCAAATTAGAAGCGGAGGCCAGTCGGCTGAACCTTCTGACCAACAAGAACAAGACGAAGCGCTTGTTCTAACACCAACAGCCGTACATAATGATGGCCGTTTAAATGGCGTAAAGAGGAAAGTACAATGAGTCTGATGGAACGTATGAAAGCTGGCCGTGGCCGCACCCAGGAAACCCTCCAAAAAGCGATGGCGCAGTCCTCCTCTGGCGGCTACCAGAAGGACGAGCGCATCTGGAAGTACGGGTATGTCAAGCACCCGACCAAGAAAGACCCCAAGAAACCTACCAACGCCCTGGCGTACTCTTCGAGCGTGATCCGCTTCCTGCCTGCCCCCTTCATTGACATGCGCAAGGAAGAGGCCGGGGAACTGCCGGAAACCGCAGTACTGACCCCGATCGTGCACCTGATGAACCACGACTTCAAGGGGCCGGGTGGCCACTATCGTGAGAACTGCATCCGCACTATCGGCCAGGATTGCCCCGTGAACGAGCATGACCGTCCGTTCTGGGATGCCTGGAAGGAACAAGGTAAGCCCGACAACGATCTCAAGAAGACCCTGGTCGGTCGCCTGCCGAAGGACGAGTATTACGCCAACATCCTCGTGATCGACGACGCGGCGAATCCAGAGAACAACGGTAAGGTCTTCCTGTTCAAGTTCAGCGCGGCCATCAAGAAAATGATCGACGAAGCGTTCGATCCTTCCCTGCCAACCGCAACCAAGTTCGACCCGACCGACCCTTTCGAAGGCCGTGATCTTCACCTCCCCTTCATCGGCGAAGAGCGTTCGTTCAACAACTGGACTGGGTTGGTGCCGGTTGATATGTCCAAGGACAGCAAGTGGGTTGAATCCCAGCTGTGCGGCGGTGACGAAGCCAAGATGGAAGAGATCATGGAGCAGGCGTACAGCCTCCAGGACTTCCTCAAGCAGACCTTGTTCAAGAGCTACGCCGAACTGAAAGATCGCCTGAAGATCGTCCTGGGCCTGGACTCTGGTGATGACGGTCAGGTCAAACCTGCCGCCCAACCCAACCAGGTGATGGCGGTGACTACCTCCGCCCCGGTTCAGGGTAAAACTGCCGGTGATGTGGTCACTGAAGCAGTCGTTGGGGCTGCCGTTGGTAGCGCCGTCGGTTCTGCTATCGCCGGTTCCCCCGCTGCTATGGAGCCTGCAGGGGATGATGAAATGGCGGCCTTCGAGCGCATGCTCGCTCAGGGTGACTGATCCATCCACAATGTGGGGCTCCTTCGGGAGCCCTTTTCATTTGTATTTTCAAATAGATTGATAGGTTATATTTTACTCGTTATCAATCTCACTGAGGAAATGTCCAATGCAACATCGCCTGACCATCTACCACCCGCAGGTAGTCAACAAGTTCGTGTTTGAGAACTTCGACAACTCGACCTCCTTGGTCGAAGTGTATTCCTGCCTGGAAAAGTTCTTCGACGACAACAAGGTCGTAAACACCTTCAGCTCTTCTTCTCTGCGTCGCATGCTCAAGGATTCTGTACAGGTGAAAGGTTGGGACTTCTCTATAGAGAACCCGGTCACCACCAGGGTCCAGATTTCGGAGCGCCAGGCCATCAAGCGTGATGAGCGCCGCCGCGACAAGAAGTTCCAAAAGCTCGCCGAAAAGAACGCCAGTCGTAGCCTCAAGAACGGCAACCGCAAACACCTAGGGGCCCAGCAAGCCAAACCCAAGTCGGTGGAAGGTAAGGCCCCCCAAGAACCTCCGAAGCGTCTTGTCCCCAGCACAATCGCCTTGTCAGTGATGAGGCTGATCAGATGAAGTCTTGGGTCGTTGCACTGGCCTTGATGGTCGCTTCGGCGGGTGTCGGTGCAACAGCTCAATGTGAAGTAGACTTCAAACTCGAACAGCTCTGGACCATGCAGATGGCATATGACAGGGGCGTCGAGACAGATCGCGGGTATACCCTGGCAGCCATCACTTGGCAGGAAAGTAGCGCCGGTCAGAAACTACACAGGAAGGACGGGGAGCATTGGGCCATGAGAAGCTACGGCCCATTCCACATCCTCCTTAAAACGGCATCGAAGCGGCGTGAATGCGTCTCCTGGAACTGTAATCGGGTTAAGCGGAAGTTGATGACGGATTTCAACTATTCCGCCGACCTTGCTCTTGAAGAGTTGGACTATTGGACCGATAGACTCAATAGCAGAAGGAAGGCCCTGGCCGCCTACAACGCCGGAAATAACTGGAACGGGCAGAAGGGTATGAACTACCTTTCACAAATCAATAAGAAGGTCTCGTATCTTCAAAAATGCGTGAGGTTCTAACATGGCTAGGCTAGATCTCGAC